TACATGGCGCCCTCTCAGTTGCGTACTGAGGGGGCGTCTCTCAATCCAACCGCGCGTTATTATCATAAACGCGTTGCCGCTCGTTCCGGTCGGCCTTTGGTTCGTTTCAATGTACCGGCTGCGGTAGTTGATCCTAAACGTCCTCAGAAGGAGGATACTTTCAGCACTCGCTTGGACGTCCTTGGTCCTTTGATTCGCGAGCATTACCCGGTGGTTCCTAGCTCTTGTCAGCGGAATCTTTTGGCTTCGTTTGACAAGCGTTGCAATTTCCATACCGACCGCCGGGCGTCTCGTGATGTTGTCAAGGGCTCTTTGCGTTTGCTTGATCGTATTTCTCCTTCAGCGTATGAACCATTGGTTTGGTCAAGATCCATGTTTGATTTGTGGAATTCCCAGTTTCCTGCTGAGAAGCGCGCTCGTCATTTGGCAGTTTATCCACTCGTTGCAGAGTGCACGGTGAAGCAATTCACTGACAAGCAGATATTCGTCAAGGTGGAGGCGCTTCTGAAGCGTCATGACCCAGATTGGGCACCACGTATCATATATCAATCTTCCGACCTTCATAACGTCATCCTTGGTCCTGTTATGCAAGCTTGTACTAAACGCATGTTTGGTGCATTTGATCTTGCTACTGATCCTTCTTCGCTTGTGTTTTCTGGTGCGTACAGGAAGCACACTGAGGAGCTGTGCAATTTCATCGTTGCTGGGTCGCCCGATGGGGCCCAGTACGTTGAGTCCGATTTTAGCAGTAATGATCAGACACAGGTCAGGGATGTTCACGTTTTGGAGGTCGCTTGGCTTCGTAGGTTTGGCGCTCCTAAGTGGGTTACTTCTCTTATGCTTCACGCCAATTCTTTTGCTGTTACCAGTAAAGGATTTGGGGTTCGTGCTCGCATAAGGAATCAGCTTCCCACTGGTGCACAATCTACGACTTTCCGGAATACGTTGTGGAACGCGTCTATTGTTGATACGTTTGCGGTAAAGTTTTCTTTGCGTGGTAAATGCTTGGTTTTGGGTGACGATATGTTGTTGCGTGTTGACAATCCTTTTACTAGGATTGGTAGCATGCGCAGGGCATACGTTTTTACCACTAAAGATGCATGTATGGTAGCTAAAGTATTTGTTTACAAACACCTTAGTGAATGCACTTTTCTTTCCAAGCAATTTATCATGACAAATTCTGGTTTCGTTCTTGTCCCTAAATTGGGCAAGGCTTTGGCGAGGTTTAATTGTAGTGCTAACAATAATCAATCAGTTTCAGATCGTTCTTATCTGGCTGGAAAAGCACTCAGTTATTCTTTTGAGTTCCGTCATTGTCCCCCAATTTCTAGGTGTTTTCTTGAACGCTATAACCAGCTAGCTCCTTCAGGTGATGTCTCCTTGCTCGGTTTGGGTTGGCATGCTCGTGGCACGTTTCTTGACCTTGGTGTTAAGGGCGTGCTCGCGCGTTTGTCTTCCTGTACTGTTGCGAGTCGTGATGATATTACCAGGTTTTATCACGGTAGGTACGGTCTTACTTGTACAGACGTGATTGAGCTAGTGCTTAGGTTTGTCTTTGGTGAAGAAGACCTCGATGTTGCCGCCGTTGGGCGCATTATTGAGGATTTTGTTGATTGAGAGTCGTTCCTTCAGTGGCCTGATGACCCACTAGTTCCCCG